TGCGACGAATCTCGTCGACCGGCTTGCGCTCGCGGTGCGCGACGACCTGGATAGCGCCGACCCGACAAAGCAAGTCGAGCGGCGAAACCTTTTTCGCCGCAAGGCTAAACGGCCTGGCCGCCGCGGCGGTCATATGGCCGGCGCCCTTTGCCGCGGCCGGCACGATCGCACGGCCGCCGTCGGCGGATTGCGCGCCGAGGTTTTTCTCGGATTCGCGCAACGTCGCCAGGAGCTTTTGCTCGTGCGCGATTTCGGCATTGGCTTTGCCGACCGTTTCCATATCGGCGTCGGTATAGTTGCCGTCGCCTTTGGCGTCGTGGAAGGCGGCGAGCTCGTCCTTTTTCGCGAGCAAGCGTTTTTCCGCGTCGATAATATTTTGAGCAAGCGTTGACATGATGGTTGTCTTTCGTGTGAGCGAGGTTTCGGCTTGCTTGCCGTTAGGCCGACGGGCGCGCGCGGTGTTCTTGTCGGCTTGCTTGCCGAACACCATGCGGAGCGTGTCGTCGGAAACTTTGAGAGACTTTGCGACGGCGAGCGCGTTCGGGTTAGCGGGAATGCTAACGAGCGAACACTCGACCAATTCTTGCTTGAGGTATTTGAACGGGCCGAAATACTTGTCGGCCTTGTCGTCGATCGGCCGCTTGTCGATCGGCGAAAAGCCGACGCTTACGGCCTTGAGGATACCTTGCTCGACCAGGCTCCGAATCTCGTTAATGCGGTCGCTCGTCCCTTGCTTGGCAAGGACAAGCCGGCCGCGCAACGCGCCGCCCTCGACGCGGACGTTATGCCACTCGCCAATCACAAAATCGCTTTTATGATTGAATAGCGCGGGCGCGTGTTTGTCGAAATTGCCGAGGTCCCAACCGGCGAGCGAAATCACCTCGCCCATGCGGTCGACCGTTTCGTCGCTCATGGTAAAATCGAGGCCGTCGGCTTTTGAAACGTGAGTCTTATGGACTATGCGCGCGCCACTCTTTTCGTCTTGCGCGTCGTCCCAAGCGGTTTGACAAGCATCCTCGTCGTTGTCGTCGGTACAACGGTCCATGAAATCCATATAATTTTCGTCGTCATCCGGCGGGTCGATTTCCATGATGATTCCTCTTGCGATTAACCGGCGCGGCCGCGCGTTGTGACGCCGAGCTCTTGGGAGCCGAGCACGCGCGGGCGCGTCGGATAGCGAGGGGTGGGCTCGCTATGCTTTGCGCTTGCGCGTGAACGCGCCAAGCAAGCCGAGGCCGCCGGCAAACAACCAAACCGCGCCGGGCAACGGCGTTGCGTCGGGGACGACGCCAAACGCGAGCACCTGGTTTTGTGCGGGCGCGTCGAGCAATTCGACCGAGCAAGTCGGGCAATCCCAAAGGCCGCCCGGTTGCACGTTGGCGACGAGCGCCGCGACTAAGGTCGCGAGCGCGCCCGAGGCGTTGTCGAGCAACGACCCCTGATATTCCACATTCCAAATTGCCAATTGGAACGCCGCCGAGCCGTCGAGCCCGAACGTATTGCCGAGCGTCGATTGCGTGCCGTGGATCATCAGCGACCCGAGCTCGGCAATTTGCTGGTTGGTGAGGATCGGATTAGGCGCGCCGACGCCCGCGGTCGTCAGCGGCACGATGTTATAAATCGCGTTCGCTTGCAGATGATCGAATAAATCAACGCACCATGCGTCAAGCGTTTGGCCGGCGTTTGGCCCGGTGCCGTTCAAGACGATCATGCCGGCGCTCACGCCGATACTATTGGGCGACGTAATCGTAATGTTTTGGCCGTTGACCTGGCCGAAAGAGCCGTAATCGAATTGCCCGGCTTGCGCCGGCATGGCGAGCGCGCCCGCGAAAGCGAGCGATAGCAAAAGCTTTTTCATTTCCGTTAGCCTTTCATGGGGTTAGCAACAATTTCCGTAACCGGCGAAATAGACGCCGACGCCGACCGCAAACGCGACGAGCGCGGCCAGGATCAAAAGGCCCGACCAATTGACCGGCATCATTCCCGGCGCGAGCTCGACGCGGCCGCGGCGCCGGCCGCCGTCTCGATCGCAATGGCGAATTTGCAATCGTCCTTGATTTGCTCGACCGGATGATCGCGCGAGCCAGAGCGCAATTTGATCCAGGCGATCGAGCGGACCCAAAGCCCATAGATCACGATGCCGCTATTGGGCGTCGCCGTTACGGTGATCTCGTCGCCGTGCTCGTCGAATAGATCGTTGTAAAGATTGCCGTCGGTCGAAACCTGGAACGTGAGATTCGCCTCGGTGAACTCTTGCGGCACGGTGATCCGTACGATCGTCCCGGCCGAGCAATCAATGCCGTCGGAAAGCGATTCCCCGCGCGCGATGGTCGGGCCGTCAATGATCTCTAGCGACATGGTAAGAGCTCCCTTTCATCCGATAAGCGATTCAAAATCAACGACCTTTCGGAGCCGGTCCCGCGCGCGCAAGCCCATGAGCATTGCAAGCGCGACGGCGCCGTCGATCCGAAACCGAGATTTATCCTTGTCGAGCTTGCGGCCGCCGGCCGGGTCCATGACCGCGATCGCGTTCGCCATATTCCAGGTGAGGCAAGGATTGTTAGAGTGGACGAGCTTGCCGTCGACGACCGCGGACTCGAGCGCGTCGATCGCCGGCGCCATGTCCTTGAACCCCTGGCCCCAAGGGACCAGGCGCAAGCCGTCGCGCGGCAATTCTTTCTTGGGCTTGCCGTCGTCGAGCTCGCCCTCGGATTTCCAAGCCTTGAAACCGATACGATCAAATTCGCGCAACAAATCCTCGATCCGCCAACGATCGTACGCGAGCGCGCGCACGTTATAGCGCCCGCTCAATTCGGCGATCGTTTTGGCGATCGCCTCCTTATCGATTGATTTGCCCGCCGTGGTTGCGATGTGTCCCGCGTCGGCCCATTGGACGTAGCGGAGGTTGCCCGACCCGAAATCGCGGAAACTTTGCTCGGCGAGCGGCTCGGCCGGTTTCCAGAAAAACGGTTGAACGCGAGCGACGTCATCCGCCGAGCCCATAAGCAAGGCCGACAGGTCGAGCGTATTGGATAGGTCCAACGCAAGGTAAACCGTCTCCCCTGGCGTAAACTTTGCCTCGCCGGCGCAAGCCATCCATTCCGCCCGGCTTATCAGGATCGAGGCCGGCGAAACTCTTTGGTTGAGCAAAAGGTTTCTTACCTTTGGCTCCTCGGCCGGCATCCGCGTCGCCTTGAGCACCGCGGCGGCGAGATCATCGCGATCGCGGAATAGCCCGAGCGCCGGGTTGGCCTTTTTCCATTGCCGACGATCGGTGAGCTCGCAAGTCTCGTCCGCGGCGTGCAAGTGACACACGATGGTCGGATCGACGCCGCTCATGCCGTCGTCGATCAATTGTGAGAGGATATGCTCGGGATCGTTGGATTGCGTCGACAGCGTAATAAACAACGGCTCGCGACAGGCGCCAAACGAGGTATCGAGGACGTCGTAGAGGTCGCGGTTTTTGGCTTGCGCGAGCTCGTCGTAAATCACCAGGCTCGGCAAATAGCCGTGCTTGGTGCCGGCCTCGGATGATATTGCCCGGTAAACCGAGGCGGTCGAGCGCCCGATCATGGTTTTGCGCGACGGCACGATCTCGACCTCGTGCGCGAGCTCGGGCTCGGACTCGACGATTTGCTTGGCAAACTTGAAAATTATGCCGGCCTGGTCCGCGTCGTTGGCGGCCGAATAAATCTCGCCGTGCGGGATGCGCTCGGGACCGATCAAATGCGCTAGCGCAATGCACGCGATGAGCGCCGTCTTGCCGTTCTTGCGCGCCATTGACAGGATCGCGCGCCGTACGACGCGCCGGCCGTCGGGCAACGCCGGCTCGTAAATATCGCGAATAAATTCCTTTTGCCATTTTTGCAGCTTGAACGGCTTGCCCTGGCCGTTGCCGCTCGGGACCGTCAATTTTTCAATGAACGCGATAACCTTGCGCGCCCGTTCCTTCCCGGCCGCGGTACGCGAAACCCTGGCGAGCATGGATCAGGTTGCGACAAGCCCGTCGAATTTGCCGGCCTTTTTCGCCGGGCCGGCGGCGAGCCGCGTGCGCGCAAGCGGTGTCATGCCGAGTTGCATCGCATATTTGACCATTTCGCACGATGCCCGCGCGGCAACGCCGACGATCGGGTTGGCGATGATATGGCCGTTGTCGTTGCGCGCGGCCAGGCCGGAAAACTTCGGATCGTGCTCGGCCATTGCCTTGATCGACCGCTCGGCGATGAGCCAACGCGCGTAAGCCGAGCAATAGGCGGCAAGCGTATTGACGTCGACCAGCGTCAAAAGCCCGAGCCGAAAGAGCTCGGGCGCGACGCGGCGCCATTCGATCTCGGCGTCGGGAAGCAAATAGTCGGGCGGATCGGGGATGCTCGCGAGCGCGATCGGCTCAAGCTCGGCCTTTAGCCGTTGGTGTCCTGGATTGCCGCGCAAAAGCTTGAGCTTAAGCGGAACGGGCGCGGTCATGCCGGCACCATACCGACCAGGCCGACGCGGAACGGGCCGGGGATCGGCAAGCCGAGCAAGAGCGCAACAATCATGTAAAGCGCGATTAGCGCGACGATAATCATATAGACCTTTTGAATTTGCGCCGGGATTGCAAACCCTAACCAGGATGCAAACCAAACAATAATCAGGCCGATCAGGACCAGGATCGCGACATAAATCGCGATATTGATTAGCCCGAGCAAAGCGCCGGTGAGAC